GTATCTACTGTAGTAGTTGTTCCTGCAACTTCTAAATTTGGTGCTAATAAAGTTCCTGTACTTGGATTATATCTTAATGCACCAGTATCGTCTAATAAACCATTTGATTCGTTGTGAAATACGACAGGAAAATTTGTATTTGCTGAACTGTCTGCTACGCTTAAAGCTAAAGTTACATTGCCAGATAATCCTCCACCAGATAGTCCATCACCTGCTGATACAGCAGTAATATCACCGGATGAAGATGTGGAAGTTGTTTGAGTTCTAGCAGCAGCTTCTTTTTTTCCGGATTCATTATATTTAGATTCATAAACTACACCATTTCTTTTTTCTAATTTTACAAGAATTCCTTTTTCAAGAAAAGAAACAGTTTCTCCTTCTCCTAAAGTTCTTCCAGAAGGTCTTGTTTTAAAAAACGACTCAACGTGTGTTCCGTTCTTTGGCATTATGAAGCTCTCTTATATTTTTCTCTATATTCTATTACAATATCACTTATTTCTAAAGCACCTGTGCTTGCATAAAACTTAAATGACATAGATTCACAATCTGCGTTTGCTGTATAAGTTGCTACAGCATAGTTTGCACTACTAAAAGATAAATCAGAACTGTTTCCGTAGCTGGTGCTTCCATCAGAAGCTCTAGTTACAGCTAATGTAGTAGAACTACCTAAAGTTCTTGCTGTTACATAAACTTTATAAACTTTTTTAACCTTTCCAGGAGAACCAAAATCAATATCTTTGGTTATAATTGTTAACCCTCCTGTGCCTTCACTTTCTCCCATTTCTAATTTTTGAACAGCTTTAACATTAGACGAAGCAGTATTTGAGTATTCATTAACATAAATTCCATCAAAAGATTCTACAAAATTGGAAACTCCAGGAACTCCGTCGTTACTAAGAACAAATTCTCTCTTTGTTTTTGTCAAAGACTTTGTTGCAAAATCATATGACCATACATTATTTTGAGCTGCTCCACCCTCTGCTCCTGTGTCTTGTAATACTAAAATACGTTTATGTTTTCCGTCATAACCAATTGCAGGAACTTTTCCTGTTGCTGCAGATCTCCAGTCTTCATCATCTAATTTTACAGTAAGTTCTATAGGAGCAGATTCTCCTGTATATATATAAACTCCATCTTCATTCACCCAACATACTCCAAAAGGTGTTTTAGTAACAGCTTCTTGATATAGACAACCCATACCATCATATTCTCCTTCTAAATACCAACCGGCATCAGAATTAGAAGATACATTTATTACATATAATTTCTTTTGTTTAAAAGCTAATAATTTATTACCAACACTATGTAATGAAGTAAAAGAATCACCATCACTAATCCCTATATCTAAATAAAATGAATCTGGGAATGTTGCAAATCGATTTACTGGTGTATAATAAATTCTATCATCATATACTACATTATTTTTTCTTACATTCGCTACCCAAGCTCTACGAGCACAAACTGTTGCAGATTTATAACCTCCGTCACTTCCAAAATCAATTTTATCTTCTTCTTCAGTATACCCATTTATAGATTGATAAGTATCTAAGGAAGGATTTTTAGAAATTAATGCTGTAACTTCTGCATAACTATTTGTTCCTCCATCTCCATACGCATCTCCACTTCCAAGGGCCCAATCAGTAAAATCTTCAAATAAGTTTGTTCTTGCCCCTCTTTCATAGTCTGCGTCTACAAATAATCCCCATCTATCGTTACTATCTTTAATTCTTGTATATATTCTAAATCCTTTTTCTCTTTTTCTAAAAGTGGCTTCAATGTTAATTCTAACAGCTATACCTGTAAAAAAGTCTCCTGATGCCACAACAGCTGTTGTTGATTCTGCTGCGTGTGGTAAGGTTTCATCTCCAGGATAATTTACTAAAGTATGAGTAAATTCATATGTTCCTTCTGGCCATCCACCTGCACCAATTGGATCGTCGCTTGAAGATTGCAAAACTGTTCCAACTGCGTGTTCTCCAGCAGCAGTTCCAAACATTCCTCTCGATATCCCAAGAGTTAATGTTGTAGTACCTGTTAAGGAATCTATTACAACTGCCTCATTATTTAAATATACAGTTTGACCTTTAGCTAAAGCTGCCACTCCACTAATGTCAGCAGAACTACTTGCTTTAGTAACTGTCATAACCGCATCTAATTCTTCAACTACGCTTGAAGTTACTTGTATATTAACACTTCCGTGTTGTATGTTAGACATATTCGCCTGTGTAGGCGAAGAATCAAATGCTAAGTCAAAATCACCTGCATCTGCTGGAGTAGTCTGTGTTCCTGTATTTCCAATAGTTTTAAAAGTGTCTGCATCTGTAGGTCCAACTATTGTATCTCCGCTTGCAAACTCAGCTACTGCTGTTCCAAATCTTGCTTTATCAACAAATTGAATTACTTGAGGACTATCACTATTGTCTCCATCAACAACTCGTTTATCTGATATATATAAACAGCCATCTACAAAATAGTAAACAGGTTCGATTGTTGTTGTTCCAGTAAAAGCTACTTGATTGTCTGTTCCTTGATGTGTCCAATCTCCTGTATTGGCGAAAGCTCTTGTGTAAAATGTTATATTTGTTCCGGAAGGATATGCTAATATTTGTACTGGAGATTCATAATCTGATGCAGAACCACTTGTTCTGCCAATATCATTTTGTAAATTAAAATAGAATAATCCGTTACCTTTTGATGTCTTAACTAAAGAATTATCTGAATCAGCATCTTTGTCGGTAATTGATTTTGAAGTTTTTACTACTCCTGGAATACTTACAATGCAATCTAAGGTTTCTTGCAACTCATTTGGTTTGATGTCTCTAGGAGACGCTTTAGTGTTTATCCCTCCACTAAAGTCATTTAATGTTACCATTTGTTTTGGCATTATGCAGACCTTTTAACTTTTTCAAAACTACGCATTCCTCCGAGACCGAGCATACCAAGTAAGACAGTTGTTAAAGTAGTCATATCAAATGTTGGTAATACTATTTCATTACCAAACGTATATAATATAAATGTTAATAATGGTTGAAGAATAAAATGATACCCTAATGCTGTAGCACAAATCCAGCCCGTAAATGGCCTCCAGCCCGATACAAACCTTGATGTATGACCTGCTTCTACTTTATTAACTTCAAGTTGAGCTTTATTAACTTCTGCAATTAATTCAGCTTTCTCTTGTTTGTCTAAGGTAAATCTATCAACATTTTCTGCAACTTTGTTAATAATGTTACCAATCATATCTAATTTAGGCATTATTTCTTCCTATTCTTATTTACAATCATTTTCCATTTTTCATTACAATCACATTTATTTGCATACTTACACCAAGCATAATGTGATGCAACTCCTAATATAAATCCTATTACAAATCCTATCATTTATTGCCTCCTAATATATTAACCAGTTAAATCCTGTTTGTGCTTCATAGCTTTGAATATCATACATATTGATATATCTTGTTTGAACAAAGACTCCAAACTTATTAGATAATTTCCACCCTAAAACTAATCCAGCATCATAATCCATACCATATTTTGCATTATCATAATTAAAACTGTAATCACTCATCCCTTCATTATAGGGATAAGCGGTAACCCAAAGATGAAACCAATTATCATCTGTATATTTATAATAATCTGCACCTAACGATAATGCTAGTTCGTGCTGATATCCAAGTCCACGAGCAAACGTATCATTGTAATCTTCTACAATATCTCCATAAATTGTCTGATAAAACTCTTCGTCACTTGTTGCAACTAAAACTCCATCCTTATCTGTCCAATACCAATCCCAGTATTCATAACCAAAAGCAGTCCATTGTTTTGTCCATTCATCGTTATATGGACCATCTGCCCAACCTTCTTCATCCCAGGCGAGAAGCCAGAACGGGAGTGACTCATTAATATCAAATCCCTTTTCTTCCCAATATAAATCTATAGGTAGAAAGTCTAAATATGCTGGATGGCTTCTTGCTGCAAGTCCTGCACTAAAATCCCAGTTTCCTTTATTAATTCTGTATCGCATATCTACTGCTGCAAATTCTAAATCTTCTAATCCCATTGCATCATAGTTAGCTTTAAAGATAAATTTAGGAGCTAAGTATCGTAACATATATTCGTGATTATCAAATGATTCACCAAATTGAGTATGTTTAGAATATTCTAATACATATTCCCAACCTTTTGCCATACCATTGCCCACCATCACACTTTCGTTGATTGGAGCTTCTTTCCCAGTATACCATACTTCAGGTTTATTCTCATAATCAAACCGTGCTAATTTTCTAATACCAAAGGTTAGAGAACCGTGATCTTCTAACTCTTCTTGTAGTTCTTGTAACTTCCCACCAGTTACTTGATAGGTTTCATTTGTTGTTAAAGGACTAGTTAAGCTATATGCTCCATATATTGTTCCAAACTTTAAAAAGTCTTGAGCACTAAGTGAGCACATTAACATTAATCCTACTAATAGTTTCTTTATCATTGAAATCTCCTTAACATTATTTTATCTATTTCTTCTTCTATTTCTTCTTTAATATCATCTCGGTCTAGTGTAAAAGACAACCCTGCTTCAAATCTTTTAATCTCTTTTCCTTTTTCAAACATAATAATTGTTGGTACTGATTTAATATTCCATTCACTTGCTATTGCAGCACCATATTCTTTGTTGTCAATACTTGCGTGAAACCATTGACAATTATCCATATGTCCTAAATCAATAGATGAACTCTTATTCCAATCTGCATTCACCTGTACTACTACACATATATTTTGACTTAGAAACTGTACTTGTTGTAAGTTCTCAAGGGTTGACTGCCCATACAATAAGGGCGATGAGCAACATAACCCAACAAGAAATAACCATCGCATTAAGTATTTTTTCATCATAATCATTTCTCATCTATTCTCTATTATGATTCGTTCAATGTTCTTAACATCTTCTTTGATTTCTTCCACATCTTCTTGTGTATTGATAATCGTATCACGAATCATTTGGTCTTTTAAATCATATTCAGTCCGACTTACTTCGGGCTTAGGTAATTCTTTAGCTTCTTCAATATCTGATTTTAAACTAAAATAAACTCCGACCACCATTACAAGAGTTACTACAACCGAAGCAATAGTCTCCAACTTTAATGTTAATTTAGTATCTTTACCTAATTCCACTTTTTTTGCCTTTCACCTTTTTATCTTTTCTAAAAATCTTTTCCCAACGTTTTGCCCACTCTGTTGGAGAAATACCCATTCTTGGTTTGTCTCCTTTTCCTGCTCCATTAGGTCCACTAAACATTATCTTAAATCGTATGGAGCTACAGCTCTTAATCCGCCTGTTTTATCATTCTTTTTCATACCATACTTTCTTACAATGTCTTGATATTGCTTTAAACATCTTTGCGATGCTTGAGCTTTAATCATAGATTTATTTGGATCTTGTTCTCTTGCAGCAGAATCCATCAATGCTTGTGCTTTTACATAATTAATTAAAGCAGGTTGTAAAGTGTTGTCTAAATCAATTGTTCCTGTTATAGAACTTAATTTATCTGGTTCTGCATCATAAGATATCGCAACGCCACTTGTAACCACATCGTGTTCGGTAATAGCTGTATCGTTATCGTGTGCAGCTGCAGTTGTATTTCTGAATCCTCTTGTAACTGTTACTGTATTTGTTGAGATGCTTTCTATTCTCATAATCTCATCATCTACTTGAATAATATCGTTTGCAGTAAATCCAGCACCATAATCAACATCCACTGCTGTTTCAGAAGCATCCAATGCTTCATCCAATAAATTGGCAGTACTTCCATCTGCTTGATATGATGCAGTTGTAGATAATTGAGGTGCTTTAAGTTTTCCTTCTCCAGTTTCTGTGGTACTTCCATCTCCTTTTGAAGTTGCAATTGCAATTCTATCTCCTTCAATCCACCATACAAATGTATCGGAAGGGTCAGTATATGTGCTAGAAATTGAAGCCATTATGCTACCTCCGTCCAACTTGTACCATCAGATTCTTCTTGATAATACTGTTTAATTTGTCCTGTAGTCAACCTAGGTATTTGTATATATTCTCCATTAGAATTTTTTATAGAACATCTGAATACTTTATTAAT